ATGAGGAGTCTTTGGATGTTTCTTCTTCAAACGTGCAAGCTCTTTCTTCATGTGCTTGTTGTATGCGCTTGGTGCGCGCTTGGCAACTTTGACGGCTTTCTTAACAACAGCTTTACCGGCTTTTTTTGCCTCAACCTTTGCCTGGGTTTTTGCACCCTCTGCAAACATAGCCCGAATTTCTTCGAGCGTGCCTTCAATTTTAACCAAGGGAATCACCCTCAGTTGTCAGCTGCAGTTGACTGGATAGCAATGGCCATAAAGTCCTTGGCGGTCAAGGAAACAATCGAGGCGTTGACACGAATGGTGACGTTGTAGCCGTTGGTTGGGTTGCCAATGCAACGTGTGCAAATGTACAGTTGATCGTTGACCACGTACCGTCCGTCATCGCTTCCTCGCCCGTAGTTGTCTGGGTAAAGGTCGCTTGCTTGGTGAACTCCTTGTTGGGAATCAATGAGTAGAGCTCCAGAGGCAACAAGAGCACGATCGTCGGCAAAGACAATTTGGCCACGGTTGAGGTCTGCCACCTGGACAAGAACTTCTTTGCCAACTCCAATGTCAGTCACCAAATCGGTATCAGCAGAGTTGCCTTGGAAAATGAAATCAACGCTGTGCACCTGGAGAGCTTGACGATCACCAACATCGACATAACTGCCAAGGTCAATGGTGGCAAAGGTTGCGTTGCCATCGGTCACGCTAATTCGTTCGGTAAGGGTAAACATACTCGTCTTCTTTGTTGCCATTGTATCATCTCTGTTGGGGTGGTCGGGGGTTGTTTCTGTCGTCGAGGCGCCGGACCGGTTCCCCCGACCAAACCAAAACAAACGCGCCATGGTACTTAATCCAGCACCTTATCTTCTTTATTCAGACAGCGCCGTCACTGTTAGTTCCCACCCATCCCACCCTGTTCGAGATAAGCCATCTGTAATGAACGTGCTGGCAGAATCCTATCGTTTGTAGACTGAAATAACATTATTTTTATGTAGTCGAGGGCTATCGTAGGTTCATGGGGAACCAATACAGCATTACCGTAAGCGACGAAACGCATCAAATTTTGAAACAAGCCAAAGAAAACGGGTGGAAGGTGTCCCCTTTGATTGACGTGGCGATCAAGACGCTCGGTATCGATGCGTTGAGACGTCTCTCAAGCCAGCAACGGAACCTCAAAGCGTTCTTCGAGGGCAAAACCTACGAGGATGTCGTGGCAGGTGATGACGAATGACCAAATACGCATTGGATCAATACGAGGAAAAGGCCCTGGAACTGTGGAAGCAACACTTCTACGAGTGCGATGCTGTTCCAGACGATTACCGACCCGATTACCAGGAGTGGTTGTACGCGCTTGAGTCCTGGCATGAGTGCAAAGAAGTGAAGTTTGTTGAGTACAACATGACTCTCAAGGTCAAATGGGAACATCGATGTTGGTGGGCCGACTGCAAATCGCCACACAACTTCCTCGGCAGTTACGCTTGCATTCTCCTGGACATCAAAGATGGTGAATGGCAAGAGCCTTACGATCATGCGGTAGGGAAAAAAGATGTTTGAAACGTGCCAGATGTGTGGATACATTGGCCCAGTTGCCAACACGCGGCTACACAATCAACCAATCTTGGCTTTCTACTGCGCTGGTGGTCGTCATCGATACCCGATTGACGTTTGGTTGTGCGACGTGTGCGGCTCAAAGGTACGGAATCAATGAGATACCAAGCTGAACAGCTTCGAAGCCACCGACCAAACCGAGAGTGAGAAAGGACACGATGACGTTAAGCTTGATCATGCCTTCAAGGTTGGAATCTTTCTCCTGGCGTCGCTCTTCACGTGCCATCAACCATTCGGCAAAGCGGGTTGTCTTTGATGTGCGAGCTTCAGTTTCAATTTCAGTTTCAGTCATACGGCAAAACCTCCGATGTTGTAAATCGGGAGTATTCCTGGTTCAGCACGTTTAGCTGGTGGCCCTGGTTGTAGCAATGGAGCATAGGCAAAGAATGCAGCTCCGGCAAAAACACCAATGGCAATTGGTTGTGGAATGCGCGTAGCTTTGACAGCAGAGATTGTGCGCTTAGGACTTAACACAACGTCCTTAACGCGCTCTTGAAGATCTTCTTGAAAGGGACTGTAATAGAAATCCACGTGCATCAATCCTCGTCATGAGATTGTTGTAATTCGTAGGATCTCTTCAAACGCATAAGGTACTGGAATTCTGCTTCTTCTTTTACATCGGCTTGAAGCAAATACCTGGCACCCCAAACGCTGTGAAGTCCATTTGCATTGTTTGGGCCGAACGTGACTACTCGATAACAGTAAATTCGATCACTTGCAGTTGGTTCAAGTGATCCGGTTTGATTGTCTGCTTGTAGATCATAATAACCACCTGCAAGTGTGTCAAGGTTCATGTTGAAAATTCGAACACGTCCGTAAACTGTTTGCTCAAAAGCTAAACCTGTTGCACCTGCAGCTAAATTTGCAGACACTTGATATGCTGATGCTTCAACGTCGGTCAATGGACTGGTGCACATAATGTCAACAACTATTGCACCATTGCCAGCAGTTGCGGCGGTTGACGATGGCAGTAAAACCTCTTGAACTGCAGCGCCTTCGAAGAACAACGTCTTTTCACGTTGCGACATTCCGGCTAGATCGAAATACGTACTTGCTACAAAGGTACTGAGACCAGGGCCAAGTTGTCGCCATCCATCGCCCTTTTGTATTGTCCAGAGTTCAGGAGCGTCAGCTTTGTTAGCATTCAAATATGCAAATTCTTTTGCAAGCAGTTTCATTGCTTACCCCCCTTTTTCTTTCCACCCTTCCAAGACTTGGCGGCTCGCTTGAACAACGTCGCATGAGGAGTCTTTGGATGTTTCTTCTTCAAACGTGCAAG